CATTTTGACCGTTGCACTGACGATTACGATGTCACCAATCGTCTTATATGTACAGCTTGCACTTTTGATTTTATCGGTGACGGTTGAATACGGTGTGAGTGTTGATGTACCACTTTCAATATTTGACGAATCGTATTTAGTCGCCAAGGCGGTTTTATCTGCTTTCACAAGCAGAGCGTTGTAAACTGCTCCACTTGTGAGATAGCACGGGCTATTATTTTTGGGTTCACTGTCAAACGGCATTGAATTGAGCTTTCGGGCAATACTCTTGTCTGTTTTATCAAGCCTTGCTCCGAGTGAATTCTGACCGCCTCTTGCCGTAGCAACCTCTCGGCTGATTTCAACAAAACTGCCAGCACTTTCGTTGCTTATCTTGCTGTTTTCGGCAAGGCTCGGGGTTACCATGACTTTTAAGGCCAGCGGCGTGTTTAACACCTGCGTTTCACCGTTTGCAATCTTAATTTCAATTGCCAAAAAACCCGACATAGACTTGAAATCTTCGAGCGGAACAGTAATAACATCCGCTGTGCTGTTTAGTGTGCAAGCGACTGAATCCGAAATTAAATATCCGTCTGTCGCAAATGTTGCAGTTACTGTGCAGTCTGCAAAGGTCAATTTTTCACCGCTTGCCGTTAAAGTAACATCAAGATAGCGTGTTGCTTTATCATTGATATTGGCAATACCAACAACATTTGGTGCGTTGCGGTCATTAACATCAATTGTAATTGATTTATGTGCTAAACTAATAGCCATTATCTTTTAAACCTCCTTTGGATTTTTATCAAATCAGACATCGACATACTTAAGTCACCGATTGTAATTTCTTTGTATTTTTGAGACACGCTATCGTAGACCGTTTTTGAAATTCTTCGATTCAAATTCGTGCCGTCCGGCATTACAACCGTCACTTCATCATAAAGTTTGATTGCGTGCATTTTAGTGAGCTCGTTTTCAAGAGTTACCCTTATACTCAGGGTTTCCGATGTTTGTTCCGTCGAATAGTTATAATCAGCAACTGCGTTACGCAAAGCATCTCTGACTTCTTCGTAATTTTCGCCGGTGCTGGGATTTAAAGTGTATTTTTTGATTTTGCTTGTGCAGTCGTATAAATATGTGTTTTTTATGTTCCGTTTTAACCCTGTTTCGTATGGTTCAGGGCTTGACACGATGACTTCTTTATTATTCGTAGTGTTGCATCGTGCGTAAGGCATAACATGTGTATAGTAGTTGCCGATTTCAGCAGTCTGCTTATAATCTGACACATTAGCGCCGAAAGCTATACGATAGCCACTTTTCGCACCTGCTGTACTGATTTTGTTAAAATAAATGTCAAAATTATTAAAATACAGAACACCGCCAAACTGATAAATCAGTCCTTCGTCATCATCTTTGAAGATATCCTCAAACTTTACCGCTTGTGAATAGCCTAAATAAATTCTTTTCTTTGCTGTGATTGATGAACTGAAGCTAAACCACTTATATGGGGCTTCCGTAAACCACATATGCAGAGGTTCTCCTACTATGCTATAGTCTCGCATGAAGTGGTCAATTAATTCTTTCGGTGTGCCATACATCGAACCGTCTGTTGCACGAGGAATTGTCCCGTTTTGGAAAAACATTCTTGACACATGTTCGCCCGACACGGTTAAATCACCGTTTTTATCGACCTCTATTTTGGTTACATAAAAGTACTGTGGCTCGGACACATTATTTACTTTTGCTTTAATATATGAGGCTATTTTAATTTTTGAAACGAGCTTATCTGTGCTTTTAATTTTTGCGCTAAAGCTGTATGCGCCATTTTGCTCCATTGTCGTCAAAAACTCGGTGCATTCAGTCAAAAAACCGAAACCGTTAGATTCAAACAATGGTGTTGGATTTTTGTAATAGTCAGCGATGTTATACAAAATAGGGTACATTACAATCTCCTCCAATTTGGTTTAATTTCAATATCAGTAAACGCATTTGCGCTTTTTCCTGAGAACTTTATTTTATTCCACCCCGGCAAAAGCTTTGGGAACTCTGTGCAGATTATGCAATTGTTTGCCAAACTCATGCCGTTATCAAAAGAAGCGGACTGCTGTTCGGAATCAAGTTCAATATAATTCTTATCCGATGATGTCTTAACCGTTAAAGTTTGACCGTCATTAACCGTCAGCGTCAACGGATTAACTTTTGCGCCTTTGTTGATGATTCTAATAAAAGGCTCGGCTGTGTAATTTTCAGGGTTGTAGATTTCGATTTCAGCATTTTGTGTTGAGGTCAATTTGGGTCGGATAATCTCTTGCCCTAAATCACTGTACCAAAACGGTATTCGACTAAAATTGATAGTCGTTGACAAGCAAAGAGGAGCAACCTCTTCTATTGGCTCAATTCCAGTACAAATTGCTTTCGTAAAATAACCGGGGTTGTATGAATCCCTAAAGATTTTATACTCGCCGTCCCAAACAGTAAGCCACTCTGCAAACGCTCTTACAAGCTCAGCGTTACTTTCGTTTGGCACAATGTACGGATAACTGTTGACCTCAATCTGCATTTCAACATTATCGAAAACACCATTGTCAGAAATCACTCCGCCGTTTGTGCCGTAGACAGGGGTAAAATCAAAACTGCGTTTCGCTATTTGATATTTGGGAGGTGTAGCTATAAAAAATCCCAATGTCCGCAAATTGGTGCCGTTATATGTAAAACTATGCCTCATCTTTAACCTCCCAACTTCGACGCTTCACCGTCAAGCGTTTGCACAATTGCAGTCGATACGCGGCGGTTAAAATCATCAACATCCATATCATTATTGATATTGACATCGCCTGTAAATTGAATTGCAATCGTAGGTGAATTTGTAACAGCTTTCAACATTTGACCGTTTACTGTCGCATTTTGGCTTTGCGTGCGAATGTCTGCAAATTTATTGTTCACCGCTCCAATTGGATTACATTCAACCGCTGACAAGGCCCTTGAGGTTAAAGACCTTACCGTCTTTTGTGTTTCGGCAATTTCATCGGCGATTCCAAGACGATAACCCTCGCCGAAGTAAGCTCCAAGTTTCCTCGTCTTTTTTGATGGTGAGTGTGAATCCTGTGCATTTGCAAGAGAAATAAGACCTGTCTCTGCGAGTTGTCTGGCCTGCCTATTCGTTTCCGCGTGAAGACTTCCTGTAGGTCCGCCCTCGCTCAAGCCTTTAATATAGCCCTGAGTAAAATCCTTACCTTTTTGATAGCCTTTGTTGTAACTCTCTGAAAGACTGTTTTCGGCTTTGCTGAGAACCTTTTTGCCTGACTTATCAACTTTATCAAGGGCATCTTCATTTTTCATACCATCACTTACGCCCTCAGTGCCGTTTTTGCCTGCAGTTTCGCCGTTGCCTTCAAGTTTATTGAGTTCACCGGTTGCTTTATTAACAAGCTCTTTTGCATTATCAACCATTTTTTGGGTTACGCCCGGCTGATTTTCGTCCATTGCAGTTTTTAGCAGTTCATAGTTTGCGGTAAAGTTTGCAAGCTGGTTTTCGAGGCTTTCTCTTGAACCTGTTTCGGCATCAATAAAACCGTTTTTGATTTTCTGCTGTTGAGCATTAATCTCGTCAGCTTTTCCCGTAGCGATTGCGGCAACCGTGCCGTACATATCATTGTACTTAGCAAGTTCAATTTCTGCCCTTTCCTGCAATTCTTCGGCTTCTTCAACTTGGTCTTTTGTGACACCTTCAACACCGTCTTTGTATGCTGTCCTTAAATTCTCGGCATTTGTCCTAAAATCATTGACCTGCTGTTCAAGAGCGTCTTTGTTACCAGTTGTATAAGTAACAATGTTATTAGACAAGTCCAACATTGCGGCTTTAATTTCTTCGGTGTTGCCTTTAGCGTTTGCCGCTGTGAGATTCTCATAATTTTGTATTGTGGTGTTATAATCAACTACTTTTTTCTGATATTCTTTATACTTGCCATCTGCTTTGTCAAACTCTATTTGTTTAGCCTTTAAATTGTTTTTAGCTTCATTTTGCGCCTCGCTGTAAGCTCTTCCGACGGATTTTGATAAATCTTCAAAATGTTTATACATATTTTCGCCGTTTTGAAAATCTTTGAGTATTTTTTGGTAATATTGCTGAGATATTTTGCCGTTTTCAAAACCCCAGCCTGCATATTTCAAAGCCGTTTGACCTGGCGAAAGTCCAGTGACACTCATTTGTGTAACTTTTGCCTTAGCTAAACCTACATCTTTTTGTGCACTTTTTTTTGCTACATAACCATTTGTAACATCATTTTTTGCGCTTTTTAAGCCTGACACAGCAGTTTGATAGGGCTCTTCAAGTGCCGACAACATTGCAAGCGCTTTTTTTGATTCAAGTGCCTCATCAATTGAGCCTTTAAGGTCTTTATAGGACTGAATAACATTGCCGTTCCAAGTGATTTCATCGCCTGTAACTCGGCTCAATTCATTGGTAATAAATTTTGCTCTATCCTCGTAGCCTTTTTTGACTTTGCCGTTTTGATTTACAATGCCTTGCAATTCGCCCCACAAATCGTCATAATATTGAAATTCACTTTCAACCTCTGATACCGCATCTTTTTTGCTCTGCACATATTCATCGTTGGCATCTTTCAGCTCTTTGATTTCTTCTTTTGCTTTTTCCTGAGCTTCGTTAAGTTCTTCTTGGGATTGTTTTGCACTGTCGTTAGCCTCTGAAAATGCCCAAATTTCGCCTATAGCACCAACAACTAAACCTGCAACTAATCCCCACAAATTTGCTTTTTGAGCAGTGTTAAGTCCCTCTTGTGAGATTTTAGCGGCATCTGTTGCCGCTTTCAAAGACTTGTAAGCTCCCCACAGATTTTTGATTTCTGTAACTATTTTAGTGGCCTTTTTACCCGACCAAATAGCAGTAGTTAAAACACCAATCTGTTTTAGCGTTGGAATAATATCATCTGTATGCCTGCTCGCAAATTTACAAAGTTTTTTTACCTCGGGGAATAATGATTTGCCGATAGGATTAATGACATCAGTTTGCACCGTTCTGCCAAGGCTTGCCCAATCGGCTTCAACATCATCGTATTTGATGTCTTTAATCTTTTTCATGGTATTTTTGGTCTTGTCAGCAAAGCCATTAACTTTCATTAAGGCTTTTACGCCGTCGATTCCCAAATCTTCCCACATCGTACCGAAGAGGTCAACGCCTGCCTGATTCTGCTTGACCTTATCGTCCATCTCAAAAAGAGCCTTTAAGACTTCTGATGTTGCTGATTTTGCGCTGTCTCCGCCTTTTGCAAATCTTGCCTGCAAATTCTCAATACTGCCTTTTGCGCCTTTGCCTGCTGATTCGAGATTTGCAAGATTTTCTTTAGCAGCTTTTAGCGCCCCTGAATATTGTTCAATTTTATCGGCATTTTTTTGTTTCGTTAATTCACTTGTTGATTCGTTAAAACCTTTTTGCTCCTCTTTTGCATAGTAAAGATTTTTTTCGAGCTTTGCGACTTCATCTTTGGCTTTTTGAATGTCCTCAGCTGAGGCTTTTGCGCCGTAGCCGAGAAGAGCAAATCCCTCCTGCGTACTCGAGGCTGTGTCCTTAGAGCGGATGCCAAATTCTTTCATCGCATCGCCGAGCTTGTCGATACTGAAAGTACCTGCTTTAGAGCCATTTTCAAGCGAGTTAAAAAACTCGTTCGCATCGTAGCCGAGTTGCTTGTAATGTACGGAGTATTCGTTGATTGTGTCGAGCAAATCTCCGTTTTTATTCAGACCTTTTTGACTGCCCTGAGCAATAAGATTAAACGCTTCATCGCCTGTTACACCGAACTGTTCCATAAGCATGTTCGCCGCTCTTAGCGTTTCGACGAAGTCATAATCATAGGCATCTCTTAAAGTAAAGAGATTTTCGGTCATATCCTTGAGCTTGCTTGGATTTGTTTCGTTAGTTGTTTGCTTAATCAAAGCAAGAACATTCGCAACTTCTTCCTGAGATTCGCCGAAATTCCCTTTGTAAACATCTTCAAGGACATCTTTGTACTTTGTCATCTCCTCGGCGGTCAAGCCTGCTTGTGCCTGCAAAGAGTTTAGCGCCTTTTGTTCGCCGTTTGCGCTTACAATTGCGCCTGTAACAGCTCCGCCAATTGCCGTTGCTGTAGCAGTAGCTTCTTTTAAGGCATCGCCAACAGCAGATTTAAGGTTGTCAGCTGAGGATTTAACCTCATCCATTTCTTTCTTGACCTTGGATAAATCAGTTTTATTCGACTTATTTTCAAGGTTTTCAACCCCATTGGCGACTTTATCAAATTCGTCTCTTGTCTTGTCGAGTTGTTCGTTAAATGAGTTAAGTTTGCTTTTGGTTTTTTCAACTTCACGCTGATAAGCTCTGTACTGTTCCGTCGAAATTTCGCCGTTTTTTGCCTGTTCTTCAACCTGATTTTGTACCTCAAGCAAGCGGTCAAGAGCAGATTTGCTGTTTTCGATTTGTTCTTTTAATACTTCTTGCTTTTGGGCAAGCAAAACAGTGTTTTCAGGATCAAACTTTAATTGTCTGTTAACAGCCGACAATTCGCTCTGTAGGCTCGCCGATGAGGACTGTACAGCTTTTAAGGATTTCTGTAAATCTATTGTGTCACCGGCAATTTTGACGGTAATACCCTTAATTGTAGATGCCATATCTATCCTCCAACTTTTTGTATCTGTTCATAAACTCGCTATACTGCTCTTCCGAAATTTCTTTGTTTTCAAATCTTTCTGTAACGAAAGGCAATACAGATTTCATTTTCTGATATTTTTCTTCATCTTCGTGAATGTTTTTATTGTTTTGTAATGCAAAATAGGTTTCCACATAATCAATTACAAAACCTATTGTAAATCTTTGTAAATCTGCGACAGTCAGACCACACCTGACGGCATAGGATAAGATTTCCTTTGCCGTCAGGAAAGTTCCGTTTAGGTCGCTGTCGCTGTCACTTTTGGGCTGTCGCCCTTAAGGCTGTCAACGATGAGTTCGATAATTGTGTCAGTCGCCGAAATAGCGTCTTTAATGCTCACATCTCTTGACCAAGTCTTAAAGTTTGAAATTGTATCGTCTGCCGTTTTTGCCGCTGCCCACAAAAGCTTTACGGCAGAACCGAACTTTACATCGTTAAGATTTTTAACCAGAACACGGTCGGCATCACGCAGAAAGCTGTGGCCTTTGAATGTGTCCTCGTAGATGAGCATTGTATATGCCGTAACCTCAACCTCAACATCTTTACCATTAATAACAACTGTGTCTTTCATGCTTTAACCTACTTTTAAAATTATACTGTTCCGGGATTTGACTTAACAGTCGGCACTACAACGCTTTCGGGCAGAGTGTCCGCATATGATGTGTAGCGCACAAAGTCATTGTCAGGGCGTGGCTTTGCTGTAACCGTAAAGGTCGGGAACTGTGGATCAAAATTGCCTTCCGATGTCTTGTCGTTCCTGCTGGCTCTTGCAGCTACGCAGTCAAAATATGTGTCAATCTCGTAGAGTTTGTCACCTTTGTATGTTTCCTTTGCAGCGAGGAGGGCAAATCTCGGCATTACTTTGATACCGCCCTTTTCGATGATACCGCCCTCTGTAGCTTCATCATTGCCGAACCAATCTTTTTCGATGTCGTCGACTGCTGAAATAAGCTCAAGACTGATTGTATAACCGCCGTTTGCACTCGCTACAATAATAGGCAAGCCGTCAGCGTAAATTGTGTTCGAATCGCCGATAGGTTCAGCACCGATGCTTCTGCCGCCTGCCTTATCAGACTTAAACCACACGGGCTTACCGTATGTGATTTCGCCTGTGCTGCTTTCTGTCAGCACAGCATAACCAACTTTTCTAATAGTTTTGTTCATTAATAAACACTCCTTATGTTTTTAAATTCTTTTTATACCGCTCAAATCACCGCCGCCAAAAGCTTCCGATGATTTAATGAGCTTTTTTATTCCGGTTTCAAATTCGCCGTGAATTTTCTCTGTTGCCGGAGCAATATGCACCTTCGGTTGTACCGTTCCGCCTTTTTGGCCCCTCTTTTTACGAGTTTTTTCGAGGAGGTGTGTAAGCCGGTACTCAGGCTTAGCGGCATACACCGTTTTTTCATAGAATCGAAATGTTTCGTTTGTGACCTTTATCCTAAACGATTTGCGATATTTTTTTCTTCTGCCGACAGGTGCATTTTTCTTGATTTCGTTTTTGAGCTCTTCTGATTTTTCGTCAACCAACAACCGCACGCCCATTTGGATATCAGCTGAATAGGTTGACAGTTCTTTCGACAGGGCATCTCCGAGACGGTCGATACCGACTTTTTTGTAATTACTCATCGAAAATCACGCCCAAAGTGTAATAACTTACACAAAGTTTATTCGTTATGTCCCACGCTCGGTTCGGCTTTTTCCAACCTAAGCCGTTTTCGTTGAGCCACTCCTCAAACTTCGTCTCGCTCTTGTGGTCGTCTTTTGCCGTATAGAGTTCTATGATGATTTTTGCATTTTTCCAAAGTATTTCACCGTCTGCGTAAATGCCTGTTTCCTCGTCTTTAAAGTAAACAAGATAGGGAGCAGGGGTTGATTTGTTGTAATCTGCCTCAACGCATTTAATGCTACAAGACTTAATAAGTTCGACAAATTCATCGTAATTTTTAAAATACATCTTCTGCACCGCCCTCATACACTCCCCTCTGCGACAGGCTCACAATCGAGCAAGGGGGATTTTTGCTTTTATCGTGCTGAATTTGTTCAATCTTGAACCTTGTGCCGTCAATGATGACCGCCAGATCCGTTCTCAAGGTTTCATCTTTGTGGATATGGATAACCTTTGACAGTTCAATATCGTTCTGCTTTGCTCCGTAAAACCGAGTTACACCGATTTTTTCATTACCAAAGCGATACTTTTTCAAGCTATCGGCAATAATATCGTCGTTTTCGTCGGTTTCATAGATTTTCGCAAGTCCGTCGTTGAATGTCAAAAAATCAATGTTATTCTTCAGTATCATACATTCGCACCTCATATTCCTGCCTTAATTTCAGAATTTCGCTTTCAAAATTATGGTCGAACATTTCAACAGCATTTGAGTAAGCGTATCTACAATAGTCAAACAACAAACTTCTTGCCCTTGTTGCTCGCTCAAAATCCTCATCAGTAAGCAGAGGATTATAATCGCGGAGGTGCTGTTTTCCATTGGCTATAATCAGTTCAATTTTCGACTTTGTGCCTTCATCTGTTTCAATGTGTTCGCGGTCGAAATCAAGCATATTAACTATATCGTTCATGATTCCCATTGTTCAACACCTCCGTGATAAATTAAACTGTTGTTGCCTGATTGAGAGTTACTTTAATTTCAGCAGGATTGAGCGCCGAAATGTCGAGCTTAAGAAAATCGTTTGTGTGAAGCGAAAAGCCTGTAGCGTAAGCCTTAATAAGATAAACTCTGTTATCTTCAAGAAACTGGTACTGGTCAGAGTAATCAAGCTTACCTTCCTTGCCTGTTGAGAGGCAGGCTTTATATCTTGAAAGTTGACCAATAACGGCAGTGCCTTCCGCAACCATTTCTGACGGATAAACATTTGTCGGGAACGGGAAGAGGTTGTTCTTGTACGAGCCGTCGGTTGCAAGTACAGTTGTAGCAGGGATAATCTTTGTGAGATAGTCCACAGGATTAACGATGAGGTCAACCGATGTAATGTTGTTGGTTTTACCGCCCTTGCCCTTTGCGAGTTTTGCAACAACATCCATATATGACTTAATGTCAAGGCTTGTGAGCTTTGTTGCTGTTTTTTCAGTGTATGCACCTGCCTTTACAGCGCCCTCGGGATCTTTCAGCATACCGATAGGCTTTCCGTTGCCGTCACCGTTGATAAAGCCATCTTCAAGAGCATAAGCAAGTGCATCGGCGAGGATTCTGCGGACATATGCGTCGATGTATATAGCGCCAAGGTCAAGTATATCCTTCGGGACAGGGATAAAGGCACTTACTTTTGATGTTGAGAAATCCTTTTCCTGGATTGTGCCGGCAAGCTCCTGTGTGATTTTTGAGCTTAAAGCGCCCCAGGCAGCAAGCTGTTTTGTGTCTGTAGCAAAGATTGCCTTAACAGAGCCGTATGTGTTTTCAATGCCGATTGCATCAAGCAGAGGATGATTGCTGGTAATGTCCTCAAGCACGGTGTCAAGAATCGTCTGAGGAATTGTAACATCAAGACCTGTGAGTGCCTGCTTAACATCAGCAGATTTTGCCGCTGTGACAAAATTATTGTAAAACTTCTGCTCTGCGCTTGTAAGCTGTCTGAATCCTCTCTTGGCAAGGATTGTGTTATCGGCAGTTTCGCCAATTTCCTGTGCGACCTCAATGATTGACTGCTGAATACTATCAGCATAGGCGTTGAGAGCCTCGGTCATTTTTGCTTCATCTTTGGAATCAATGGCAGTTTTCAAGTTCTGCGCAAACTTTGCTTTTGCGTTCTTAATCGCGTCAAGATTCTTCATTTTTTTAATCTCCTTTATAAATAATTTTTGTTTTTGAAATACTCTTCAATAAAGCCAAAGCTATCCTTTTTTTCGGGATTTTTCGGTTTTGGCTCGGGTGGTGTCTGTGGTTCAGGCGGCTCAGGCTTTGTACCAAGCATTTTTGCAAGTTCTGCCGCTGCCTGTTTTGCTTTTGGATTCTTCTTTTGCTGTGCATCGTCAACAATCTCTTTTGATTCGGTTAAGTCAACCGGATCAAGAATTTCGTCACACAAGCCGATATTGAAGGCTTCCTCTGCCGTCAAAAATGTTTCAGCATCAAGAAGCGGCTCGAGGGTTTCTCTCGTGAGCTTATCGCCTGCGTGTACAAGATAAGAGTTTGTACTTGCTTCACTGATTTTGTCGAGCTGAGTTGCAAATTCTCTGTGTTCCTTCGCATTGCCGTAACAACCGCCGACTGCATGATGAATCATCATTGTTGTGTTTGACGGCATTACAATCTTGTCAGCCGCCATTGCAACAACAGAGGCAATCGAGCAAGCCATACCGTCAATGTATGCAGTGACCGGCACACTCTGCCTTTTTAGCAGATTGTAAATCGACACGCCTTCATCAACAAATCCGCCCACAGAATTGATGTAGATTTCAATGCCTTCAATTTCGCCTGCTTTTTCAATCGCCTTGCGAATGTATTCGGCGCTTGTCTTGGATTCTACGAGGTCGCCCCAAATGTTCAAACAGCTCGGCTCAATTTCGCCATAAAGATATATCTGCAAAACATTCTGATTTTCTGCAATTTGCTTGATGTTGTAATTTCTACTTTTCATTTATTCTATTCACCACCCTTCAAAGCATTTGCTATTGTTTGGTAATTTTTAGTAATGTAATATGTGTGCGCCCAAGCCTCAGAGCAAGGGAGCATGTTGCAATATTTTTGAGCCTGCGCAGGTGTCAGCACACCGCTTGCAATTGACTTATCAAGATTATTCGCCTGACTGATTGCGTCAATATGTCTGACTGTCGTTGTGTCAATTAAGAGATAATTGCCTTTGTTAAATTCAGCACCGCCGAATCTCTTTTTTGTAATCTCTTGCTCAAACATATTTGCAATCGGATCAATTGCATTACCAATAGCGCAATCCATAGCATCCGAGAGCTGAGAGGCTTCACCGCTTAAAATTGCCGGCGGAATGTGCAAAGCGTTGCCGACAATCGTGTACGCCTCAGTTTTTAACTTCTGAATATCATTAATCTCGCTGTTCGTAGTCTTTCCGGCATCGGTTGACGGCTCGGTGTAGTGCATGCCTTTGTACAGAGGCATAACGGCGTTCTTATTCGCGTAAAACGCTTTAAACTGCTTTGCCAAAACTTTGTTGTAAGTTTCAGCGAAGTTTTCGTCGCCGAAGCTGTAATTATCCATCTCTAAGATGCCTTTATGTCCGACAGCTTTGTTATATCTTTCTTGAGCTGATAACATTAACTGCTCGTAAGTGTTGCACATATCCGATAACAAGCCGTTAAGAGCAAAGTTGTTATATCTGAGGTAAATTACCTCACTTTCAGGAAAAATGCGCTGATATGTAAAATTTCGGCAAGTAACGCCGCTGAATGTGTCGTCAATCAAAGCGTGTTCCGTTCTCGAGAAGCTATCAGCAATCATAAGCTGATTATCGGCAGTTTCAACAATTAAAAGCTCATTGTCAAAAATCAGTTTAGCCACAGCTTGTGTAAAAAACTCGATTTTTGTTTGATGTTTGTTAGGTGCATAGTTCCACAGATAGTATTCAGCTTTGCGACTTTCTCGGTTATTGTTTACCGTCACAAATTCACATTTTGCCAAACTTCGAGCGATAAAATCAATCGCTGTAAATAAGGCAAGTTCTGTCAAGTGGAATCTCTGTTCATCAACTGTCGAGCCGTCCTCGTTAAATTCCGCTGCAACGGCATCTTTTTTAAAGAGATTTTTTACCCAGTTTATCACTTTCATCTTTTCACCTGCCTTTAAAATACAATTGCGTTAAAGCAATTCTCGATTTCATCAACCGTCATCGGCTGATTTTGCTTCAACAAATCAAGCTGTGTATATGCTGCGACAAATGCCATAAATCCATCTGTTTTTCGTGATTTTGGTTCGATTTTGCCATATATGATATTGCCGTTTTTATCCTCAATTGCCGATGTATTGTTCGTGTACCAGCGCATAAGTGCCGAATCACCCCAAACAATACGATGATTAGCAAAATCCGAAGCAATCAGAGGAGCTACAAGCATTTTATCTGACGGTCTAACCAATTTGAGATTATTTCGTCCTTTACGGTCACACTCAAAACCTAACTGCATTAACGGTTCTTTGAGCAAAGTGTATCGGTAACTATCCAATGCTCCGCCGACGATGTTGTAATGCTTTTTCTGCTCTCTCAACCAGTCAGCTACGATTTCGGGAGGTATTTCCGCCCCGTCAACCCTTTGTAAATCAGGCTGTTGAGCATAAGGAAATTTAATTCTGCCTAAATCAGCGGATTGCGAACAATACCACGAAAACGGCTTCCATGCGATTGAGCCGTCAATCAAAAACATTAAGCCAATTCCCAAAAAGTCAGTAGTTTTTGTGTAATCAATGCCAAAAACACACGGCTTACCTTCAAGGTCGGGGAGAGGCCTGTTCGTTGCTTTGATATTTTCCCATGAGGTAACAGGATGGGCTTCTGTGCCTTTTGGGATATTCATACGCTTAGTCATAAAAGATGAATTGTTTACCTTATCACGCTTCCAATCCTCGAATTCCTTTTGAATTTCTCTCAATAGGTTTGGAAAATATTGCAACGACGGATTTGCTTTGTACCAATTTTCTTGCTCATATACCTCTTTTTCATTATCTAACCTGCATATGAAATAAAGAGTGCCGTTGTCAGGTGCATCACCATTCAACACTTCAAGACCGGCGGCAAGCTCGTTGTCAAGTGGTCCGTCCCGAACCTCTCCCATGGTTGTAATTGTTGTTCTGCGTGGCATAGCTTTTTTACCTAAGCCTGTTGTGAAAACATCAATAAGCTTATAATTTTCGTATGCATGCTTTTCATCAAAGTCGACTTTACCGGGTCTGCCTCCGTCTTTCGTTTTGCTGTTTGAAGTTCTGTATCTGATTGTTGAATTAGTCTTTATGTTTGTAATCTCTGTTTTGTTCCACTTAAAATGCCGCTGCATTTTTGTAGAATTGTTTTCCAAAATTTCGTAGATGTCATTAAAGGTTGTGCTTGCTTGCTCTTCTGATGTTGCACAAATGTCAATGTCGTAATTGCGTATGCCGTTGACAGGCGTGAGCAGAGCAAAATCTTCAAATGTAAGATAGCCATTTTTTCCTGCGCCTCGCCCGACCACACAAACTAAATCGGGAAATCTTAATACACCCGGTGCGGAATATGTGCAATTATGCAGAATAAAACAAAACTTTTCCCATGCAAATAATTCGTATGGAAAATATTTCTGTAGAGCAAAATACTTTTCAACCTGCTCATTGTCAACATAGACTTGCTCATTTTCGAATACTTTTTCTATGAAATTTACAAGCTGTATTTGCTCTTTGCATACACGATATTGACCACTTTTTACTTGCTTTATGTAATCGTCAAGGTATTTACAGTTCGTCATCAGATTCACTCTCAACTTTGTCAATCGACAACCCCATTTGTGAGAGAATCGCTAAGCGCTGTTTGTTGTACATCACGGCATTTTTTACTGAGGGATTGTCCTTCATATATTCTTTACCGGTGGCGCTGATAGCTTTGTATGTCAAGCCATTTTTGCGGATGTCCGCCTGCATTTTACGCTCAAGCTTCGTGCAAAAAATATAGCTGTCAATTAAATCTCTATAGACTTCAATGTTTGCCCCCTTCAAAGTCAGTTGCTCAATTAAGCTGTCTTTGATTTCTGCAATTTTAATTTGTGCCATTTATACTACTCCTCTCTCAAAAATTTCTCGTGTGCGTGCGCGAGACCAAACTGTCGTGCCTTTACACCGTTATCCATTGACCTCAGAATTTTTCGATTTTTTACCCGGGGGTATGCTTTTTTTCGCTCACCATCGCTCGGCAAACTCATCTTTTAATTTTTTCGGCTCGTATTTATGGTGCTCTTTGTAGTGGCAATCTTTGCATAGACATTCGAGGTTGTTGATGTCAAGAGCAAGGTCAGGTCTTACTTTGAGATGCAGTTTGTGATGCACTGCCTCGCAAGGGCTGTACTTACCTACTGCTCGACAGCGTTCACATTCGTAATGTTCTTTCGCTTTTTTTGCATCTCTGACTTTTTTCCAATCGGCCGTTAAATAGAATCTATACGCCTTGCCCTCACGGATTTGGCTAATGATCCAGTCCGTTGTTACTTTTCGTTTTATCATTACAATTTAATTGTACAACAGGTTTAATCGCTTCTACTGACATCTTTCTTTGTGCAATATGTACAAATGTTAAGCCCACGAAGTTTTGCGCAAAGCAATCGTGCCTCTTTTAGCCAACGAAACACCGTACGTTCGTCTGTATAGTTATTGACAGCAAACTTGGTCACTCTCAAATTTATTTCACCTTTGTGCAACGGTTTTGTTGGCGCAACAAAATAAACAGCGCTGACAGCTTGACAGATGTAGTCTTTACCGCTATTGGTCAAGGCATTAAGTGTGTCTGCCACAGCAAGCAGGTCAAGTTGTAACGCTCGGTGCATTGTCTTGTCAGCTACAACCTGTGCTTTGCTTGGAAATCCAAGAGAGGCATAAAGTCTAAACTGTGCAATTGTATAATCTCTTGTTGTATCTCTCAAATCCTTGCACCTCCGATTTTCTTGTGTTTATGGCTATTGGCCAAGTAAGTAAAATGAAAAGACGCACCCGTGAAGTCGTTTATCCACATTTCATCACAATAAAAATAATATCCATCGGGACAAGGCAAAGCCTCACCTCGTTCGAGTTTTCTGTATTCTCGTTTTTTTCCTTCAACAACTTTGACCTCAGGCTTGGTAAGGTTGCGAGATGTTTTCAGCCGCTTTTTTCCGTTGACATCTTTGCGAATGTATTTTGCAAGGTCAGCATAATTGCCGTTTTGGTAGAGCGGAGTAAAATTTATGCCGTTTTTCCATGGCCAGCATTTCGTTAATATTTCACGCACGCAATTCTCAATTACAATATGCAAATGCCAATTCTTTCCGAGCTTGCCGCATTCGCAGTACCCTATATACTTAAATTTAATTTGTTTTTTATCTGTTCTGCGTTTGATACGCTTGAAAAAATTCGACACAACCCTCTCAAATTCATCTTCGGTAAATTCACCAAACGGAGCGGAGAACCTTGCGAACCAGTCGCCCTCAGAGAAGTTGCAAAGGATAAGCCTCTGTGTGTGTTGTTCTCCTCTGATACGATTTGCTTTGGCTTGCTTTTCGTTTGTTCGAGATTGATTGATTTGTCGAGCAAGTTTTTTCTTGTTTCGTTTGCGGATGGACTTATAATACTTGACTTCAAGCAAAGGTCCTGATTTAATTTCAGCTTTGTATGTAAACATATTAAACTTCCCATTATATATGTAAAAACTAAAACGGTCACTTAATTAATTCCTTGAGCGGGATAGTTAAAGGGTATTTCAACCCTTTTATTTGTGACTGTCTATTGTTCTATTTTCGCATTAAAAAGTCAGATGATATAAATATGCAGTAGTCCGTCTGACCACCGAACTACTGCTTTGTGCAACCTTGTCGCTGCAATTGTGTGTTTGATTTTTGGTGCATTCTTTTGTAACAGTTTAATCAAAACGGAAGTCGTCGCTTTGATTACTTTTTTAATATAGGATTAACTTGATTTGAATTTTCTTTAAGATTTTGCGTGCGACAAGAATATTGCCTTATTTTAAATACCGAAGTATTCCTTGTAGCTTTTTGCGATTCCTCGGCAATCATCCGACTTAACCGGCACGTGACAAGCTACAGTTCTGATGTTGTCAGCATCCAATTCCTTAAAGATTTCAGTTGCTCTTGTTTCTTCTGTTGACTTGTAAAATTTAAAGAGCAAATCCACAAAAGGTATGTTGCCGAACTCATTCAAAAATGCTGTATCGTTTTCGGTTAGTGTTTTTAAACATTTTTCTTTATATGTATCCGATGCGTCTGACAAAATGAAAAGTTTGTTATAAACATCATGCTTTGTGAGAAGGTCAATTATTTGTAAAGCAATTTGCAATACATTAGTATCGTGTTCGGCAATCGCCTTTGACAACTCCGTTAATTTGCAAGAAGTTTCTTTCGTCCTTTTTATCCATTCGATGTGTTCCTTGTTTGCAAAAAAAGTGTCAGTCCTAAACCTGCGATACTCTTGAAGGAGCTTGTATTTGGCCTTGACACAAGACTTGGCTGATAGCAAGCCTATCTTTGTGCAACTGTATATGGCTGACATTGACAACACTAACCAACGATTAAACATATCTAAGCTATTGAGCGTAGCCACATCAAGGTCACCGTCAATAAAACCTATCACAAGCCGGTCGAGTTCTGACAATGTTTCTGCCGGTGTCGGCTTGTCCTGCATTTCCGCTGCAACCGGTTTTTCATTTTCACTCATTTTGCAAGACCTCCTTCATAATCATATAACCCAAGTCTTTTAATTTTTCCTGCATCTATCTGCGCAACAAACTGGCCATAGCTGTAAGTTGTGCCGTGCTTTGCGTTGTAATCAGAACAGTAAAGACACATCCTGTCTATTCGGTCGAGTTTCTTCTTGCGACCTCGTCTCTTTTTTTCTTCACTCATTTATATCACCTAATTTTAAATACTTTAATATTTTTTCGCTCGCTTCTTCGCACCCATAGCAAACAGCGACAGCGTAGCCTTGTTCATTCAGACTTTTAAGCCATTCAGTTTGTTTTTCGGTTGGCTTGTTTTTACCGTGTTTTAATTCAATAAACAATCCGTGATAGCCTCCACGGCTGACCGGTAAAAACAAATCCGGTACACCTGCCTTTACCCCTTGCTTTTTAAGGTTGGCCGCTTCGAGCTTATTCCTGCTCCCACCGTTCGGAATGTGGAACATCAAATCAATTTCAGGATATTTGGTTCTGATGAAAGTCGTCCATTGAAATAACTTCCGCTGTTGGTCAGCTTCATACTGCTTCATCGGCAGGTCATCCTTTCTTGTTTTTCAAAATCATATCGCTTTCAATGTATAATGATTCCAATTGTCTCACAAAATCTTCATCAACAATTTCATAAGCACATATAAAGCCGTATGCAATCATTCCAAATTTAACAGCGAAGTACGGAGTACCTTCGATGTCCTTACGCAGTGCAAGTGCCATTGTTCCGTTTGGCATATCCACAAAAGGATTAAGATATACTCTATCAATAAACATTAAGCCCTCTGCGGTGCTAATCGGGAGCATTACTTTACCGTCGTATATAATGCTTATATCCCACATTTCAGCCGGTGTTTCATCCGCCGAACAATCATCAACATCAATCAACGGCTTGGCTTGACTGATTGTAAATCTAATCTTATCTCTCTGCGCATCGTTGATGTCATAGAGTTTGCATATGTAATCTTCATTGAGTTCTGGCAAACCGAAAATAGGATAGACCGCAGAGCCGTCTGACAGCCATTGCTCGCCTTTTTCGTTACCAAAGATTGAAATAACTTTATTCTTTTTACATATGTCGAATGCTTTTTTTATTTTCATTGTTACACCTCATTTCAGCAGTTCGTCTGTCGTAACATTAAATAAATCTGATACAGCTATTATGGTTTCGATAGTAGGCTCATTTCTTCCAATTTCGTAGCTTGAAATGCTTGCCCTGCTCAAATAGAGCTTTTCACCCAATTCATCTTGCGTTAATCCATTTTCAAGTCTTAACGCTTTTAATTTTTCGGGGAATGCCAATATTATCACTCCTATTTATCTAACATATTTTTGATGTGCCTGATAAACATCAGATTCATCAGATCTTGCGTATATTTGTGTTGTAGTCAGTTCTTCGTGGCCAAGCATTAGTGATACTTGTTCAATCGGCATACCGGCTCTAAGGGCATCGGTAGCCATGGTTCTTCTGAATCTATGTGGGTGACAATTTTCAATTCCGATGTTTCTACCAAGCTCACGAATGATATTTTCTATTTGTCCTTTTTCAAGCCTTTTGTATTCACCTTTTATTTTAACTTTACTAACGAACAAAGCATTGTTGGTGTCTGACCTCGTGTTTTCGTATTTTTCCAAAGCAAGTTTTGCTTGTGCGTTAAGATATACGTATCTTTGCTTGTTACCCTTGCCTGTGATAATCAGTTTATCATCTTTAATGTCACTTCGATTTGCATTTTCCACTTCTGTAACTCGACATCCTGTCGATAATAGAAATTCTATGATTGCCTTCAACCTCAAATCTTTTCCGGCAGCATCTCTGATTTTTTCGGTTTCAATCGGTGTAAACGGCTTTCTGATTACCTTTTCAGCTTTTATTTTTGTGATTTTTTCTGCCGGATCATTTGGTATGTAGCCTTCAATTCTCAGTGTTTTAAAAAATGATTTTAAGTATCTTAATTTTGTATCAAGATAACTGTTTGATACATTTTTATTTAATTGTTCAAAAGCAAGGTATGCACGAATATCATTAACCTTAATGTCTGCGATAGGCTTATTTATTGCTTTAAGCATCATTTGTATTTCATTGTTATAAGCTTTTAGACTTTTGTCAGTCAAACCACTAATTTTTTTAATGGCTAAAAAAGTATTTACTAATTTTTGATTAGGAGTAACTGTTTCGGTGGATAAAGCGTAGGTTTCTTTTTTTAGAGAATATTTTGTCAACAAGACTGACAAAATTTGCTCAACCTTGTTTGCCTCATTCACAGACATATACTTTAGGCATTGTGTTGTTGCCATTCGTACGAATTCTGTTTTATCATCCATAGATACACCTTCTTTACTTTCGACTTTGCTTTTGTTGCAGTATTGCATATTTTTTTCGCGCTTGATATAGGCGAGCTGACCTGCAATCGCTACAAAAGTCAGCACTTTTTCGTTCAAAAAAATCTTTTCCGCAACGCTTACAATGTTGTACGGGTATTCTTTTAAACGATGTGCAACTATCACAATCTTTTTCGCATGCAATACAGCCTTTGATATTACTCCAATTCAAGCACATATCCTTTTGCCAATATTCACTATATTCCTCATCAACATTTGAGTTCGTTTTTGCAACACAAAGTAAATCTCCTGCGATGATTGATAACAATAGATTAGCTTTGTTTTTTTCTTTGTCCGACATAAGTCGCTTGTATTTTAACGGCTTGTCAGGCGTTCCGTCTCCAAAGTTTCCGTTGCCTATATAATTTCGTACTTTGTCAAGATTTTCCGTGAGATACTTATCAAATACACGTCCTCTGATAGCTTTAACTGATCGACCGATTCTGTCGGATATTTCTTCATATTTGCTTCCGCATTTAATCATTTCGCCAAGTAAAGTGTATTCAGATTCAGCCCATTTTTGATGGTTATCAGCTTTTATCGGTCGATATTTAATGCTTAGGTCATTGATTCTGCGTTGTATAGCTCCTTCGCTGCGGCACAATATTTGTGATAGTTCTTTATATCCATACTTTTGCTTTTTAAGCAATTCTTTGAGAAGATTATCTTCTCTGTTTGTCCACGGAGTTGCTTTGATTAAACTGTTTCTTAATATGTCTGCCTCTCGTTTTTGATTTACCCAATCAGGCTCAGGTCCTAATTGATATCTTTCAAGTTTTGAAAAATCTAAAAAATATTGATTTTTCTCCGCCCACATCCAAAATTCATCTATGTAAACAACAGTAAAATTTGTTTTTGAACTTCGCGATATGTTGTGAGTAGGCAGATTCCTATTTTTTATCCACGACGTTTTAAAATAAGCGATAGAGGAGTTTGCACGAATGAGTTTATAAAGATTGCTTATTGTAATGTATCTATAACCATTAGTCAAAAAAGGTCCTAAGTTTAACTTACCGGCTTTTAGCCTTATTGCACATTCGGATCTATCAAGGTGTTTCGTTATAGTGGACATATTAACATTACCCCAAGCAGATACAAGATAATCTATTTCATCGGCCGTCCATGTTTTATTTAGCCTCGACATTTTGTAAATCTACCACCTTACGATCTCATTAAGCTGTTTTTTAATGATTTGTAAAAGCGCCTCTTCTTGCATAGATTCATACCTTCTTATAGCAGTTTTGAATGTGAAACATTGGAGTTGTCCAAATTTCAGCACCTTTAGAACACTCAGCAAAATAGTTCGTATATGGATCACTCAAACTATCTCCAATTTTAACCACCGCTGCACAACCTATCAGCGACAGTGCTGTATAGCACATCAGAGCAGTTGATTTGCTGAGCTCTTGGCAGACAATGACACATTGTGTTTGATAATTGATGTCATGATTTTTCAGTACCTCACAAAACGCAATTACATTTGCTCCGCCACCGACCGCAGGCTCAAGAACCGAGATATATCTTTTTTGGGATAATTCAGCTTTTGCATTTTTCTCGTCAAACGAGCTTACCGCCATTGCATAAGATACGGTGTACGGCGTGAAAAATTGTCCGAGAGCGCTGCTTCCCATATCAAGTTGCATATACAAATCCCCCAAAAAATCTTGAAATGGATTTGCTTCGAGTGCATTAGTTATCTCGGCAAAAATTTTTACAATTGTTTCAATTTCGCTTTCACTATAATTTTTGGTGATGTCTTTATAGCGATTTTCGTTTTTTTCAAATGTTTGACCAAAGCAAAAAGTATTCTGAATGCTTAGCGCAAACATTTCTATGCAATCGTTGAACACTTGCCACAATGACCTTGATCCTGTCAAATTGTTAAATAAGCTGACAAGTTTTTTGTATTCGGATTTAACTTTGATTGATGCCATTTCCTTCACCTAAAGCGGACCATCTGCACCTGCTCCGCTTTCAATGTCAGAATTTATTTAAAGAGGAGTAAACGAGTTTTATATGACAAGCTGTGCAGAGCTTGTTATCGGTTAATTTGTTCGGGCATCTGCACCTACCCGAAAATACAATTAAAGAAAGAAGGTATTAAATGGGATTTATATAATCTCACAAGTGCAGTTGTGTGATTAACTTATTTAGTTTATTTTACTTCACCGGAGGTAAAAATCGGATGTGTGCCGTCACGGAGCTGTATCTCCTCGTCACTCATCACATAGCCGAGTTTACATAGCAGATTATAAAATCTGTTGAGTTCGGGGTTGTTTTTTCGGCCGAATGTCTTGTCCGAATAATTTACACTGATATAATCGAACGAACCGTAAATTCTCTGGCTCAAAGCGTATGCCGTCGCCATTAGCATTCTGCCGCTGTCATTGTTCCAATGTTCGTTGATGTAGCTGTCTATGTTTTCATCATCTTCAAAGTTGTGTTCGATAATTTCTTCAAAACGATATTTTTTGTTACTGGCTCCTGCCGCCACTTGGGCTACAATAAACTTCACAAGCTCCTGCTTTTTACTGCTGTCATTGAAATTTGTATCAAGCATAAAGCCTCTTCTGAGAGCCTCACAGCGTTCGTCTATTTCTTCCGCCTGTTCAACAAGCTCGTCCCATCTCTGCTCTTCAAGCTTTCGCTTTTCTTCTTCGGCATCGTTCTTTTCCTGCTTTTCAAATGCTTCTGCGTAAATATAAATGTTTGAGCCGTAACCAAAATAAAAATATCTTTTCCTGCCGTCCGCAAAGTCTTTACCGATCAAATCTTTGAGCGCAAAAAATCCCGTATATTCGTAGTTGCTTGGAATTTCGTCATGTTTCTGCGCTTTAATCATTCCATGTTCAAGACAGAGCTTTTCAATTTTTTCTTTTTCTTCATCGGTCTCCTGCTTTTTAACAGCAGAATACAAAAGATTATCGAAATTATTCGTTCCGATTGATTTAAGCAATTCGTTTCTTACTTCAATATTCTTAATCTGATTCAGACGCTCGTAGTCTGCCAATGTGGGTTGTCTGAGCTGGCTTTCTTTGAATGATTCCTCGTCAAGCTCACAGAGTTTTACTCTCCGCCTTATTTTGCTTTCCGAAAAGCCTGTCTTTTCGGCAACCTCTGCGACCGTATCACCGAGGTCGAGCAACAGCTGACAGCCCTTTGCTTCTTCATACACCGTCAAATCTGACCTTTGCATATTCTCTGTGAGCATCGTTGACAGCTGTTCTTTCTCTGTCATTTCAACAATCGCACACGGCAGTTCAGTTAATCCTGCCTGCTTTGCCGCTGCAAGCCTGCGATGCCCGATGATAACGGTAAAATCATCCCAGTTATCATCGTTTGGCACTACGGTCAAATTCTGCAAGATACCGTTTGCTTTGATAGATTCTGCAAGTTCTGAAACATCGCCGATAACCTTTCTTGGATTGTCGGGGTGTGGATGAAGTTTGTCAGTGGGTATCATTTGTAATTTAGATTTCTTGTTCATTTTTATAATCTCCTTGATTTTCACAAGGTCATCTGATATAATAATGTTGGTCTGTATTTATACGCAGATAGCCTTGTGCTATTTGCCGACCGTTGATTGTAATGCAAGCAATCAACGGTCTTTTTCTTTTGTGTTTAAAATGTAATCAATCATATGCAAACACGCCTTAATATTTACAGCCGATGGATTTAATAAGCATTCACGCATATCTTTGAGTATATGCGGTATGTTGTCAATAAAATCAATTGTGTATCCTGTATTTTCGTAGTCGTAAAGTTTGCGAATACAGCCATAAAACTCACTCGGGACATCTTTGCAGTCGTGCATTTTGCCGTAGATATCCTTAACCTTGATTTTGCTGTCTTGATTTACAGTTAATCTTTTCATTGGTTACACCTCTTTGCTGATAAAATCTGTAGCACGGTACAAGGTGACATAATCACCGTCAAGGTCATCATCGTAATACTGCGCTGTCTCATCGCCCATCGCTTTAATTATCACGGCGTAGTAATCTTCTTCCCATTCTTTCGCCGCTTCAATTATTTCATCAAGCGTAAACTTGCCTTTAGCTTTTTTGAGTTTCAGACACCAGCGTCCCTCAACATCATATCCGCTTTCGACTGTTGTCCCTTTTTTCATTTGCTGACACCCACACATTCAAAACCGAAGGATTCTGCCTCTGCTGATTCATACATTGAAAGTTTTTCACAGAGTTTAGTATTCTCGTTTTTATAACCTCTTAATGCATATTGAGCGTTTGTGCTATTTTCTTCGGCTTGGGATTTATCAAGGCGAGCTTTTTTTAACTCATTTTTGAGATTTTTGTTTTCTTCTCTTAACTCCTTAACATCTTTGAGCAGTTTTCTGCGTGTCGGGTAATTTCTTAACCACATTTGTTACACTCCTTTTCAGTTAATGCTGTATAGATTTCTCTTTCTACGAGCACGCAATCTTTGACTTTGCAAAGTAAAAGTGAGAAACTCGGCTCAACGGTTTCGCCGTCTGTAAGTCGTACTGCATAAAAATCGTTGTTTTTTATGTACCATTTGCCATCTGAGGCTAATACAAAAATATCGCCTTTTTTCAAGTCTTTAAAAGCGATATGTTCACGGTTATTTGCACGGTTATTTGCAATGATTTCCATATATTCACCTATTCTTTCATTTATTTGATTTGCGACATCTCGTATGGATGTTGATTTTATGACTGATGTAATTAAAAAAGTCATAATTCTTAGAGCGTTCGGCTCGGCGATTGTCACATTTTGATTTGTACTCGAGGTATTTTTCACAATCTGTATGACATCTTGTTGTCCGTGTCTGACAGCCGTAGCACGGCGAATTTATCATTTTTACGCCGTCCTTTCGTTGATTGTATTTCCGCTGCCGATCAATTTGTTGAGCAGTGTAGTCAGTAAGGATATATCTGCACCGCTTGCGTAAGTCTTGAGCCGGTCAATCGGTATGTTGTAGCTCCAACGCCCTTTGTCGCTCTGTACGGCTGAACCGATAGGCAGGGTTTGTTTTTTTAGGCCCTCATAAACATAATTGAGAGCAACTCCGAGATATTCAGCCGCCACGGTCGGCGGTACATCTCTGTACTCCTGATTTGTTTTAGGGTTGATAAGGATTTTGTCGTTCATTTAATCACCTCAAATCTCTATAGACTTCAATGTTTGCCCCCTTCAAAGTCAGTTGCTCAATTAAGCTGTCTTTGATTTCTGCAATTTCAGTTTAGGCATTGTTTTCCTCCTTCTTATCCATTTTTGCACCGCAATAAGGGCAATATGGATACAAATCAAAGCCCTCGTAAAAAGTGAAAAAATTTTTACACTCAGAACATAAATAATTTATATAGCCGACGCCCCCACTGTCGTGTTCCCACTTTCCGTGCCTGATTTCTTCCATTTCACACACCGTAGCATGATTGGGTTTACTACCGTCAACTTCGATAATATGCTTAACTGTTTCGGCATTTCGTTTTGAATTAAAGTATATCGTGTTTACACTACCGTCTGCGAACGGTATATCCAAAGCATAGTCACCGCAAAAATCACGGATTTTTAATTCTTTTTCAATCATCGCTCTTCACCAATCCTCTCCGTCAAAACTTAATTGCCCCGGTAAAACACCATCCTGCATCCACCAGTGATAAACCTCAAGTCCGTTAGCGTGTTGTGTAGCTTTGCCTCTTTGCTTTCTCATTTCAAGCATCTTGTTGAATGCTCTTATATACAAATTTCGGTACTTGGGATATCGTGCAAATTCCGCAAATCTCTTCTTTTTACCTGCCAACGGACAGCCGATGCATCCAACACGATTAAATCCACAATTGTATAACGGATTAAGAATAAGATGCTCTTGGTTGATGTACTCCTTAACATCATTATCCGACCAATCGCAAATAGGGTTGAATATTATTTTTCCCTGCAACTGACAATGTTCAACTATCTGCCTCTTATCGTCATTGTCATTGTTAAGGATAATTCTATCGGAAGGATTAGGAGTATAGGTTTCAATAACTCCTTTCGACTGTCTTTTCGTGCTTTCCGCTCTCCGCACCCCTGTGACGAGGGCACGATTCTTACCGCCTGTTTCTTTCAGGATTGCACAGCAATATCTTACTAGCCGTGTAGGAGGAATACCTTTTTGCACTATCAGCGACCACATAGATGTCGGCTTTCCCTTGTATCTTGGCATATCAATGTTGCATTTAATGCCTTTAGATTCCAATTCCTTATATTTATTGCGTATGTGGTAAACTGTTTCGGGAGCATCAGCCGTTGTGTGACTATGTTGAGCTTCAAAGTCTATACCCGATTTAATCGCCAGATCTAAAATAATGTCGCTATCTTTGCCACCTGAGTAACAAAGCATAAGCGGTTTATCATAGTAGCGTTTACTTATTTCTGCTCCGTCACGAAGTCGCATTATAGCAACCTTTTCTAAGTCCATTACTCTTCACCGTCCTCAATAGGCTGATTCCAACAACTATAACAGCTAATATACAAGTCACCTTTTTTTGTTTTTGCACAACCCGAAACAGCTCCTAATTTTTTTAGGCAAATCTTTGGTACTCCGTGATCAAGCTCTGCGTTCGGATAATTCTCCAAAAGCTCCGTAAGAAATGTCTTTTGCGGATACGCATTGCTCCACCTCTGAACAACTTCGATTGCTTGTTCAGGGTAAGATGATTCAAAATCCGAACACGTAACACCTATGCCGTTATTCCTCATGCCCATAGGGCAATCTGTACATCTAAGTTTGCACACTCCGCTCGCCTGTCTACCCATTCTTTTCTTTTCGCTGAAGTAGTTTGTAGTTTTCGTACAATCAATCATTTTCTTCGTCTCCTTCAAAATTAACAACTTTTCCGTTGTCTGTGTAGTCCCGCTTCTCAAATTCAAGTTTCAGCTTGTCGATAACCACACGGTCGATATGCTCCCAAAACACTTCGTCAGTGTCAGAGTGTTCAATTATTTCGGTCATAGACTTTAGTGCCTTTGCGCATCTATCACGGCCAAAGCCGAAATCCTTATACAAAGCAAATACAATCGTCTTAAAAATTCGCCTTGTGGCGTCCGCAATTTCCTTGTCCTTGACTTTCTGATATTCTCTATCTGCAAGGCGGTTAATCTCCGCCATAGTCTCTCTTTTCAGCTTAACGGGTATTCTCGCTTTCAATGCTTTCTCTCCTTTCAAATTCACAGACAAAGCCTGTGCTTACGGGCTTGCAAAACCTACAGTGCTTACAGCAGTAAACGCAGATGTACAAACCTTTTTCAGAGTACGGGCATTTCCGTATGCTACACGGATGATATTCGTGTTTACACTTTCGACAAACCTGCAATTTCATAATCAATCACCCAATTGCAGATATTTTTCAATTGTCTGCTTTGCTGATGTACTGCCATAACATACCTTTACGGCGTATCCGCACCGTGAAAGATTCTGCAACCATTTATCCTGATGTTCAGAAGTCTTATTGTTGCCGACTTTAAGCTCAATATATAAGCCGTGATATTTACCTTTTGGCACAGCAAGGCATAAATCCGGAACACCTGCCCTAACTCCTTGCCTTTTAAGATGTGCGGCTTCGGCTTTATCTCTTCTGCCACCATTTGGAACAGCGTACAGCATTGAAAGTTCAGGATGTATTTTCATTTGCACACATTTATCCGCCCATTTAATGAGTTTACATTGCTCCTGTGCTTCAGACATCATTTTCATTTCCTCTCGTAAAACGGTAATTCTTATTTTTATCGGCTTTAATAAAAATTTTCGGATTAGCCATTTCTGAAATTCTACTGCCTAAAGCCTCATCAATCTGCGAAATCTGTTCAAGTGATAATTCAGATGTTATGACAGTCGGCAATCCTTCATTGTATCTGTAATTGATAATCTTAAATGTAGCATTGACATCAGCTGTTGAGACAAAATCGCCCCTGCGAGTTTTAAAGAAATCATCAATGTAAAGAATTTCCGCTTGCTTATATGAATTTATGAGAGCTTCATACACCTCTAAATTACTCGATGCCTGCTTGATTTTGGTAATATCATCCTGCCAAAGCATATATTTAGGTGCTTTGCCTTTTTTGAGTAATGCTCCGACAATAGCCGTACATATATGTGTCTTTCCACAACCGGGCTGACCGCCGAAGAAGAACCAATCAGAGCATTTGTCAATGTACTCATATGCTTTATCTTTCACATATTTCTGCCAATCTGAGGTTGTCTTGTAACTTTCAAAAGTATATCGTTTAAGAAGTTTTTGAAGACCGCTGTTCTGCATTCTGTGAAGTTCATCTCGAATTTTCATACAATCACATTTGCAAGCAACCACATCATATGTAACCTGCCCGAAAGGCGTTTCGCCTGCCTTTACACGGTAAATATAGCCTCGGTTCATACATTTCTCGCACTCATAGCCAATGAGCTTACCGGGTGTTGAGTTAAACACTTTTGCTTCTTGTTCGGCTTTTTCTCTCGGAGTGAGTTCTTTAGAAGACTTTCTCGCCCGTTGGATAATTTCCTCCGCTCGCTGTGGTGACATTATTCTTGACATTATCGCTTGGATTGAATCCATATCCTACACCTCCTCTGTCTTGGACCTTATTAAGCCATTTAGTAATGAAACCTTTAATGCCGGTTCTTGTTTTTCTCCTGCTCGGATTAGCTTCGAGCCACCCCAACATCGAACGCAATTGTTGTTCTACATCAACAGCAGGATACAAAATTTTGTAGTGCTGAACATCAGATTTTGAAACTGGATAATTACTCTTATCGTTCAAAGGTAATGTAATAAAAATATTTTCACCGGCGGTGTCGGCTGCATTTGCAGACGGCATCGCATAATAATTATTTCTATTTACTTTACTTTCCTTTACTTTACTTTTCTTTGTGTCGTTCTCGGAGAGATTATGTTCATTCTCGGAGAGATTATGCTCATTTTCAGGTATAACTATATAAGCCTTTGTTTCTTCCGTTTTCAAAAGCCAATATAATCTATTTATTGTGCGACCTCGCACGGAGCGTTTTTCGATAGCGTACATATATCGTTCTTGCATCATTTTGTTGGTCAGTATGCTCTCCCTATCAAACAGCCCGTTATCAAACAGCCCAATTCGTAAGCAAAGCTTAACTACCTGATTTACCGTATCTGATTTAATTCCACCGCTCATTCGTTTCGCTATCGTGGCAGCACTGGTTTCTTCTCGCCACTCATAATAGTAACCATTTGTTGCATAAGCTTTGGTACAAATCCAAAAAAATACTCCAAAGCCGTCCCAACCCTGTGCATCAATAAGCACATCAAATCTCTCATCATCATCGAACAAGTGAACATCCCAAGCCGCAAAGTCAAGCCCTCGCTTTGGTTGTCCAGCCATTCACTGTATCACCTCTTTCTTTTTGTATTAAGTTTCAGCTTTGTACAAAGATATTCATCAAGCTCTATACCGTAGATTTTGTACTTATCAAACAGCTCTTTTTCGTGCCGATGTGCTTCATCGTGGTGCTTTCTGCAAAGGCATATAGCTTTTAATCCTATATGTACAATCTGTTCCCTATCTCGCCCCATACCAATTCTGTCAACATGATGAACTTCACCTGGTGCATTGCATATTGCACACTTACGATTTTCAAGACAACTGTACAAGTATCTGCCTATATCATCTGTAACATTAAGCAGAGTATCTCTTGTTCCGATATTTTGGTAGAAACAAAAATCTATCAGATAGCTTATGAAATCTCTTGCTACGCTTTTTTCGCAATCAGACAGCGAAAAGTATTCAATGCCAAATTCACCGCAAAAATTAAACTTGAAATATTCTTTAATCCATTCGGGATTATCTCCGCACCAAAATGCTATATCTCTGATGATTGCGTATATTTTTCTTCGCTGTTCGGCAGAAATCGTGCGTCCGTCAACAATTCTGAGTTCAATTTCATGTACTTGTTTCTGTGCAAGTTCTCTGCCGATACGCTCATGCGGTCTTACTATTAAGTTATATCCGTCATAAGATACTATGTTCGCTGATGTAATCATACTAAGTCCTCATGTTGGTGCATATAAACGAAGAAACTGTTATTACCCATATTTTGATACAACCATTCATCGCACTTTTCTTTGCTCAAATGTGTACGAAGAACTCTATCTTCGTACACATATTGACCTTTCAATCGTTTATCTTTTATTCGATTAAGTAATTCTGTTTTTGAGTAGTTAGCTTCTACAAGATACAAATCGTAGTTCTTAGCTGTTATATGAGCGATTTCCGATGTATCAGTTGCGTATATAACTTTATATATCCCCTGTTGAGTGTTGAAGTGTAACTTCCAGCCGATATTAGGAACATCATGCCGAAGTGGTACTGCTGAAAAAGTAATATTGCTGATTGAGTACCATTTATCCTGAGCGACTATGAAAGAATTGTATTGAAAGGAGGTATCACCTAATAAAAAAAGCTTTTTGCAAAGATAATTGGGGTAAATTATCCGAATACAAGGGTGTTCGGACAGCAGTCGCTTTAGAGTAGCAACATTACAATGGTCTCCGTGTTGATGAGTTAAAAAAACATATTTAACTCGGTCAACCACTTCACACTCAACAAGTTTGTTGAACGGCACTCCGCAGTCAATCAAGACCTGACCGTCAAGAAAGACTGCGTTGCCATTAGAGCCTGTGCTTATTATCTCTAAATCAATCATTTCATTCTGCAAGATCATCAATAGAGAACTGTTCTTCATCCGGTTCAGATGAAGATGAATTGTAAATTTCAGGTGTTTCAGCAGGAACTTCTGCATCAATCATGGTATCGGTGTCATAATCGGGAGTTCCGTCAGCATTGATAATATGATTATCAGCTTCATATGCTGTCTGCATTTCAACACTCATAATACCCCATTTGCTTATAAGCTGTCTGAGCATTGTCTTTTTTGCCATAGCATCAAAATCCTTTGCCCAAAAAGTGTAACTTGTACCCTTATTGACATCGCTTGCATATCCGGCTGAATACTTCATAGCGTGCTGTTTCATCTTATCCTTACTCCAGTAAAGAGCTTTCTCAAAGCCGTTTACATAGCGAAAATAAGCATAATATCCGATTGTTTCAGCTGTTTCACGCTCTGTTTCATCTTCAATCATTTTGATTGTAATTTCTTCTGTGAGCGGATCCCAATTAAGAAGTTCTCTCTCTTTGATTTCCACCACATTAAGTCTTTTATACTGTCCTGAACGGATAGCAAGCTGAATATAGCCACGATAGCCAAGAACAAATGTAGCTGTTGTACGCTTATTCTTTCTGTCCTTAAACGGGACCATATAATACTGACCGAGCTGTGGTGACGGAGGAAGTCCGAGAGAGTGACCGCAAAGAGCCGCCGAAAGAATTGTAGCTGCATCGCATTCTTCGAGTGCAGGATTTGTACTCACCACAGATGTGATAGCCGCCGTAAATTTCTGAATTTCCTTCGGGTCTTTCATTGAGTTTGAAAGACTTTTCTGAAAAGCCTGTGTCTGGAGCATTGACGAAAACTTCGGCTTTCTCTGCTGAATCTGATTGTTTTGATTATTATAATTACTCATAGCGCAATCCCCTTTCGTTGATTAACTGCTTAACAGTGAGTGCAAAATCTTTAAGCTGTGATTTTGTACCGTAAACCTTGAATGACAATGACAGAACTTTTTCATCTTGCTGTGGCTGTTCTGATATTTCTTCAACCGGAGGAGCAACTTCTTCAGGCACATTTGCAACAAACGGTTCATATTCGTGAAGAGTGTTGCTCACAGCCTGCTCGGCTTTTTCACGCTCTGCTCTTTCGGCTTCTGCCCTTGCTTTTTCTTCTTCAATAGCCTTGTACCTCTCTGTTACGGAAGTTATTGCAACCGATACATTCAAAGACCGCTTATACTCGTACAGGATTTCGTCCTTGTGCTCCTGCGTTGCGATAAGCTTTAAGTCATCCATAACCTTGTCCAAAAAGGTCTTAATGGTTTCTTTTAGCTTTTTGAGAGATACGCTCATGGTTATATTCAGATTAACCTGCTCATATGTTACGAAGTCAATACCGAGTGATTTCTTATATTCTTCAAAATAACTCATAGACTTTTCGTATTTAATCCTTTTTAATTCCTGCTCGGTAGCGTTAATTTTGCCCTTGAGCGCCGAATCTGCCTTTTTGTACGGATTTGTTACACAATCCTTATAAACTGTTTCAAAAGCCTCATAAGGTGTTATTATTTCCGATTTAACCGCTTTTCGGCGAGTTTCAAATTCCGCAAATTCCTTATTGAGCGATGAACGCAACTTCTTGATTTCCTTGTAGTTTTCGTCTGTACATATCATTTCGCAGGCAGTGTTTACCTTTTTCTCAATTTCAGATTTAACCAGCTTGAGATTCTCGATGATGACAGGAATCTGAGCTACCTGAATTAAATCGGTTGAATCAGGTTCTGCATCATTAACTGTTGACAGATTTTTTACTTCTTCCATATCAGCAGTTTCAAGCAAATTAACGGGTTCTGTAATTTTGGTCATTTTATGTTACCTCCTTAATCTATTGACCATTCTTCCTCGGTAATGCCGTGAAAAAGTTCGGCACATTCACGAGAACAGAAAATATCATCATTTGTATCTCTGAAATATGTATAATCATATCTGAGTTCTGCGTTGCACGCTCTGCAATGCCCCATTACCAGTACTTGCGGTGCGTTTGGGCACATCGGATTACACGGAGTGCTTCTGCATACTTCGCACATTTTAATATCTCCTAACTATTGATTTTTCGATTCAATATGATATAATGAGC